TGCATAAGGATATTGTGTTCTGCTTGGAATACAAGCATATAGTTAAAAGTACCAGAGATACCAAGAGGCATACCATCAGAGAAAGAACCTTGACCGAAAGGATAAACGAGGAACACGGCGCTAGCAGCAGCAACAGGTGCGCTGTAAGCAACACAGATCCAAGGACGCATACCGAGACGATAGGAAAGTTCCCATTCACGACCCATGTAACAGAAGACACCAATCAGGAAGTGGAACACAACGAGTTGGTAAGGACCACCGTTGTACAACCACTCATCCAGAGTTGCTGCTTCCCAGATGGGGTAGAAGTGAAGACCGATAGCATTAGAAGAAGGGACAACTGCACCAGAGATGATGTTGTTGCCATACATCAGAGAACCAGCAACTGGTTCACGGATGCCGTCGATGTCCACAGGAGGAGCAGCGACGAATGCAGTAATGAAACAAATTGTAGCAGCGAGAAGTGTTGGGATCATCAGTACACCGAACCAACCGACATACAGACGGTTGTTAGTGGAAGTAACCCACTCGCAGAAGTTCTCCCAATTAGACGGGGTATATGTTTGTTGAAGCGTTGAATTTGCCATTTGAAAAAGGGTAAGTAAGGTCACTAGGGATGTGACGATATGAAGTATTCCTGCAACACCCTCCATTGCAGGTATGAGAGACTGTTATTTAATGACGCTGTTTAGTCTCGGTAAGGCGTCTAAAATGTGAACTTTCGTAAACACCGTACAAATATATAGGCTTTAACCAACTTTGTCAACCCCTTTCATGGGGGTCAGTTCTGATTCTGGACTCGTCAGACCCTGCTCATAGCAGTAAGAGTCGTAAGCGTCCTTCACCTGGTCGAAGATGCCAGGTTCAAACTGTGTGTACCGTTCCATAAGACCTGTGCAAGCACCTGATGAGGTGTAGTAGTGGCAGAAATCATACGCTCTGCGATCAATAGGAACTTTGTGATGTACAAGGGCACCCAAACAAAAGCGCCTCTCTTCGAGACGCTCTGGGTGGTATCTCCAATCTTCATTCATAGTGGAACACACCTAAATTGTTGATCTTGTTTCATACAGGAACAGAGATGGAGATAGAAGTTTGCTTTGTGCTTGGAAAGATTTGTGTAGTGTTTCAGATTGATCCACTTACCCCTATAAAAGCACTCCAACTTATACCTATCCATCTCTTCTGCGGCGAATCGTTTTTATTTAGACTCGTCTCCTGATTGTGTTAACATTGCTGCACCTGCAAATGTTGTTAGACAAATTGCTACTGTGGCAAGTAACCACATTACCAGACACCAGGAAGGATTTGTCCAGTTGTGATGTAGGTGCCGACTGCGATAATGAAACCGAGCATAGCAACTCTACCGTTCAAAAGTTCTGCTTTTTCGTTAAACATAATAGTAACTCCTTAAAAAATACCAAAGAAAAATTTACCAGTGATGGCGTATGAGAGGAAACCAGAGATGACTCCCATCATTGCCCAGCGTCCGTTGTAAATCTCAGCGTATTGCTGAGGGGAATTAAGACCCTTGCGATTGTAGTCTTCGACTACCATCTGAGGTTCTTTGGCGAAGATGTTAGTTTGTCCGTACTCGTTCGTGGTGACGGTCATAGTGTTATGTAAAGAACTGTTACTATTATATAGCAAATCTTTACATTCTGTCAACCCCCAAAGGTGATGACATCCTGACCACCAGACGTGAGATCTACGGAACCCGCTGCGACAGCGCCGTTCTCATAGAATTCCAAACCAAGGGGTGCATTCCCGACAGTAGCAGTGCCGAAGTCTTGTTGGAGTTGAATACCATCGAGCGGATTGTCAGCAGGGAGACTATCGGTGATAGAACGGAGACCTTGATAGTGCCTCCACACCTCACCTAGTGTACTCTGGTCCATGTTGGAGTCAAGTGCTGTCTTGAAAGCGGCACAAACAGCATCGGTAGCAGCAGTAAATTCTTTTTTCATGAGATAGTTTCGTAGCGTGAATCTTTCAATAGACGATGAACCTCTTGGAGGTTCTCTGCGTTGGACTCGTATACACTATCACAGTATGGGATGTCAAACTGATACTGTGCATACATCAAGAGGTCATCAAGCACTTGTAGTTGACGTTCAGTGAAGACCTCTTTCAATTCGGGTTTCCAATCTGAAACAAATACTTTCATCAATCAGTATCGCGGGGGTTCTTAACTCGGTCTTTTTGATAGCAGGGTACACCAGCAGGATCTAACCACTTGGTATACTCAAAGTCCTCCATAGCAATGTCCAGTTGCATGGCATTGTCACAGAGGTACATGTCTCGATACTTGTTAGTAAGCGAGTCGATCTTCTGGATACGATAGTCAGGCGTGCCGTTGTCTAGGATGCCAGACTCAACGTATCGATAGGGGAAACGTTCTAGGAGAACAATGGGTTTCATGTATAGGTGGGATAACCTTGGCATTAGTATAGCAGGTTAAACGAAATGATACCACCCCGTTGCGATAGTTTTATCTGATGTATCTGATTTGCGACCCTTATGGTGATAGGTCCAGTCCGCTGGCCAGATTACAGTCAGTCCCTTCTGGGCGGGGATGTATAGGTCCTGGTGGAACCACTCTGTGCCACCGTCAGGAACGTCGTTAAGGAAAGTCATCCAAACCATATGTCTATATGTGTTGGATCGAGAACTAGATTGACGTTCGCAGTGCCACATGTGGTATCCGCCACCAGGTTTATAGTATTGAAGGTTGAAAAATTCTTCCATCTTCCAACCGTTTGTTTTAGCACACAGGGGGAACTTGTCCACATAATTATTCATAACTCGATTGACTTCCCCCGTGAAGTCGCGAACCCTAGTGTCAGTGATTCCAATGAAGACAGGATTGTCCATAGAATCCTTGATGCTAGGGTCAACTAAACCACCTCCGTCATCAGCGATAGTTTCCCCTGGCCACTTCTCAAAAATGGTTTGAGTATTGTAGAAATCTAGGATGCCGTCTGTTACTCCTTCGTCTATGAATTCAGTATAGATGAAATCAGTACGGGGAGTTGCAATACGACCATCGTAAAGTATTGGGTCAGGGTTTAACTTCATTATGCAAGCACGTTGTCCGCGATGAGGTGATCAATAAGGTAGGCATAATCTTCTTCAAAGTCTACACCCCAGAATCGAACTCCTTTATTTTCATAAAAGCGAAAGACCTGGTTGAATAAACCTGGGTACTGATCGAGAGAAACATCTCCGTTAGCAGCGTCCCGAAGAATTTGCAAACTGGATGCAAACTTAGATTGGATCGTCATGATCGCCTCCTATTCTACTGTGGTCTCGGACTGATGTCCGATGGGAGATACTGGGATCGAACCAGTGACTTATTCCTTGTAAGGGAACCACTCTACCGCTGAGTTAATCTCCCAAACGAGACAGGTAGGGATCGAACCTACGACCGACTGCTTAGAAGGCAGTTGCTCTATCCGCTGAGCTACTGTCCCGTGAGATTAAACAGGGACGCGTACTATTGGATCACCTTGCCACATAGTCTTCTTAACTTTGTCAACTTTGCCTCGTAAGTTAAACGAAACGATGGTGCGCGGTTTATCAGACTCATTGGGTAGTGCCTCGTGATGAATCGTTGCTGGAAAAATAACCATGTCTCCTTCCTTAACAGGTGGAATGAAGGTCTGTAACCTACCACTCCAAGGATTGTTAAAGGGAGAAATAAATTGTGTCGCTTGATGGACCTTAGGATCAAAGTCCACATAAATTACTGCTGACCATCCACTGTGTCCATGATTGTGGATGCCGTGTTTCTGACCCCTGTGTGATGTTTGACACCACATGTCAGTAAACTCGACACGTCTACGCTCAGTAAACTCAGCAAGATATGGTTCGATGATAGAGATCACCGTGTCAGCATAAGCAGGCAACATCTCTTCATGCTGATGGAAGAAGTCAGTATATTGCTCGCCGTTTGATTCTAAATGCTCTTCTTGAAATGCAGGCAGAGCATTCATGATTCTCTCTTTATTCTTCCTCCAGTTTTCAATTTCATAATGTGCAATGGGGATAGAAAATAAAGAATAAATCATTGAATTGCTTCTGATTGTTGGCGGATTCTCTTGGCAAGTGCTTCACCTTCCAAGTAATCTCCCGCCTCTAGTGCTTCATGGAGTTGATCCACTAGGAATTCGATTGTATATGTAATCTCATCAATCTCCTCAAGAAATTGATTGTCCATTGTGGGTCTCCTCTCCTGTGCTTGTTAAGTATATATGTGCTTGGGTCACTTGTCAACCCCAAAGTGTTTGATAAACCACTCAGCGTCCACCACGACCAGTGCTGGCTTACGATTCTTCTTCATAAAAAGAATCGGTTGGTGGTCTCCTGCGTTAGCACATGCTTGCTCGTATGCATCATAGACATTGAGTTTCTCTACATTCTTACACTCGATGCTGAAGGGAAACTTCTTTCTAGCATCTCGTGCCATGATAAGATCTTCCCCGCCAGCACCCATGCTACGAGACTCAATATCCTCAGGGTGTACATCCCTATGCTCAATGAGCATATCTCTCACCCACTTCTGGAAGTTTCTACCCTTCGCTTTCGCACTCTGTGGTTTCATCTGTTTTATTAAATCCAAATGGTCCCTGCTTATCTGCTTCGAGTCTCAACTTCATAGCGACAGCGCCGAGAGATTCCATAACTTTGAGGATGTCCTCGGTCTTCGCATCCTCTCCTAATTCTTTGGCAACATACCAATACTTCTCCCAGAAAGTATCGCCTGCCTTCTTGTAATCATCAAGTGTTAATAGTTTCATCAGTCTGCATAACCATCATCGTCATCACTATATCTATAACCTAATCTAGTTGCTTGATCAGGAGGAAACCATGGTTTCTCAGGCATAGTCTTGTATGCATCAGGATCTTCTTTAATAGCATCCTCCAAAGAGATTGCTAGAAGTTTGAGATTGTGTGCAATCAGTTTAACTTTTTCGTGATTCATAGTGTAAGAATAATAAAAAAGGAAGAGGTTATCTCTTCCTATTATATAGAGGCTCCACGTCTAGTAGGCGCTCAAAGTATTCAGTTAGATGGATTCTGTAGCAGGACCAGTATGCTACCCCTCTGTATTTGAGTTGGTAACATGCTGGTGGTCTGCTGTCTTTGTCCATGTCATCATCATGATAGACATAGTTTTCCATCTTACTTGCTATAGGTTTGACCTCTATAGCAGAAAGTACCATGAGTCTCTTTTGACTCTACACAACGCTGATCATATTCAACACCACGGTATGCAGTGTGAGAGATCTGTGCGTCATGAAGACGTGCCTGCTTTTCGATTTGCTTCTTGATGAGTGTAAGTGTGTTCATCGTTTTTACTCCTAAAGTAGTTGGATTTTTAAGCCCGTTCCTTTAGTCGTTTGCGTCCCATTTACATTCTGGTGTTGCTTCCTTTACGGTCGCCACCAGCTCCACCTTAATACCATCGGACAAGTCCTCGTGCTTATGGATACGACGGATCATGTCCGCAGTATCGGTGCAGTTTAGATTTGCATAGAGTAGGTATTCGATCATGGGATGAACGCTCCGTTCCGCGACTTACTTGCGTCCTCCTTTCGGGGGATGAACGTATGGTCATGATAACATGACATTACTATTTATGCAACAGCAGTGTATCATTGGTTACCGTTTTTTACGACGGTATGGTGTGTTGCTAATTGGTCTGGTATTCTTTAAGTCCTTCTTCAGTTTCCTCAAGAAAGATAAGTGGTCCCTTATACCAGCTCTCAGGTCTTTCTGCATACCAGTCACCTTCGAGTCTTCCGTATAAAGAGACCTGCTTCGTCTCTTCCAATTTCTTCTCATGTAGATGGTCAATCCATCGTGTAATTTTAGAGCTTAAACCCGCTAAAAGTTTCCGCACTGACATCTTGTTTGATTCCTCCGACGACATAGGATTCAATCTCAGTTTCCTGAGGGGCATTTTGTTGACCCTTGCTATTTAGCCAATGCTCTGTCCATGGCAGAGGATTATTCTTAGCAGGGATGTCGAAGGCAGGTGCCAGTCCAATGGCTTTCATGCGACGGTTTGCAACCCATTCAACGTATTGAGATAGCAGTCTCTCGTTAAGACCGATCATACTACCATTCTCAAACAAATACTTTGCCCATTCTTTTTCTTGGGCTACTGCGTCAAGGAACATCTGACGCACTGTTTCTTTTTCTTCCTCAGCAATCTGCTGCATCTCTGGATCATCACCCTTCTTCCACTTGTAGAGGATCTTCTGAGTCAATGCCAGATGCTGTGACTCATCACGGGCGATGAGGGAAATGATCTTTGCGGACCCTTCCATGAGTTTAAGCTCGCCAAAAGCAAAAGAGCAAGCAAAAGAAACATAGAAGCGTATTCCTTCCAGGATATTGACATTTGCTACTGCCAGATAGAGTTTACGTTTGACATCATTCATGGTCCACTGTGATGTAGGAGATCCTTTCCAATCTTCCTTCCACAGATTACTGTTTGCCCACTCAGTTGCTACCTCAATGAATTCATTGTAGGCTTTGCACACTGACTTGGCACGGTCCATGATCTTGTCATCATCTAGGACCGCATCGAAGACCTCTGCTGGATCTGAGTATACGTTTTTGATGATGTGGGTATAAGAGCGGGAGTGAATCTGCTCCATGAATTCCCATACTCCCATGCATCCTTCCAACTCTGGAAGACTACAGTAAGGTGAGAATGCCATGCCAGGACCACGCCCTTGCACAGAGTCCAGAAGGATCTGATACTTAAGATTGCTTGTGTAGATATGTTTTTGTTGCTCATTTAGTGTCTTATAATCTGCACGGTCTTTCTGTAGTGAGACTTCTTCAGGTCTCCAGAAGTAACCTAGTTGTGTCTGTGTTAGTTTATCGAAATCAGGATACTTATATTCATCATAGCGTTGCATCCCTAGGGGTGCTCCGAAAAACATTGGTTGTTTCTTGGTGTCTACTTTCTTGTCGTTAAAAACAGTCAGTCCCATTCTGGCGTCCTTGGATTTGTGCATGTACCGTAATGAAAAATATAATTTAGAAAGGCGTTGATCCTTGGAGCAACCTCCAAGGATTCACAGCAGTCAAGATAGGACTCAAAGTCATCCTGTAAGTCCTTACCGAGTGTGATAGTAATTTCTTTAGACATTGCAAGCGTCGCACTCGGACTCGTCGCTTGCATCAATCTCTGCTAGGAGATCATCTAGTTTCTTTGCTGTCTCTTCTACATCTGGATCCCTCTTAGAGTCGTAAGTGTTTTGATAATAAGAAGTCTTCCAACCATACTTGTAGGTGAGAAGGAGGTCTTGTGCCATGACAGACACAGGCACCTCATTGTTTTCAAATTGCTCTGGGTTATAAGACCAGTTGCCAGAGATGGCTTGGTCAAAGAATTTCTGCATCACAGCAACGATACCAACGTATCCTTTGTTGGATGACATCTCCCAGAGGAGAGTGTAATTATTCTTTAGTGTAGTGTATTGAGGAACAATCTGCTTAAGAGGTCCTTTCTTTGATTTCTTAATGGACAAGTAGTCTCTAGGTGGCTCGATACCGTTTGTTGCGTTTGACACAACGGAGCTGCTCTCCGAAGGCATTTGTGCGGACAGAGTGCTGTGCCTGAGTCCGTGCTCTTCGATATCATTCCGTAAAGAATCCCAGTCATACTTATATTCAGGTGCTACTAGATCATCCACGTCCTTCTTATATGTATCGATCGGGAGAAGTCCATCACAATACTTTGTGCGATGGTATGCTTCACATGCACCACGCTCTTGTGCAAGTTTATTAGATGCTTTCAAGAGGTAGTATTGGAATGCTTCAGTCAACTCATGGACCAGTTTCAATGCACCTTTGTCATCGTAATGCTCTCCATGCTTGGCAAGGTAATGTGCCAGACCAATGAATCCAATACCCAAGGAGCGCCTTGCAAGGGTGCTACGACGTGCAGCAGCAACAGGATACTCTTGGTAATCAATCAACTCTTCCAGACCTCTAACCGAAAGGTCACAAAGATTCTCCATCTCTTCAAGATTTTTAATCTTGCCCACGTTAACGGCAGACAGAATACACAGCGCAATCTCTCCTGCGTCATCGTCAATGTGGCGGATAGGATCTGTGGGTAGAGTGATCTCCTGACAGAGGTTAGACATATTCACCTTGTCCTTGAAGGACGAGTGTGAATTACAGTGGTCGATATTCATGATGTAGATACGACCAGTCTCTGCTCTCTCCTTTAGTAGGTCAAGGAAGAGTTGCTGGGCAGGGACTGTGAGTCTAGGGATTGACTTATCCGATTCGTAACTACAATACAGGTCGTCAAAGCTATCAGTGCCGAAAGCGTCATACAAGCCAGGGACATCATGAGGACTGAAAAGCGAAATCTCTCCATTTCCGATGAATCTTTCATAAAATAGTTTGCTAATTTGTACAGAATAGTCAAGTTTCCTTACCCTGTTATCTTCAGTGCCCTTGTTATTCTTAAGGACAATGATGTCTTCTATTTCTTTGTGCCAGATGGGGAAGTGGACAGTTGCGCTTCCACCTCGGACGCCATTTTGTGTGCAGCATCGGACAGTTGACTCAAACTTTTTGAGAAATGGTACAACACCTGTATGCTGAACTTCACCGCCCCTGATTTTGCTGTTGATCCCACGGATCCTGCCTGCGTTAATGCCGATTCCAGCACGTTGTGCAACGTAGTAACCAATAGCCATGTCGCTACTAAAAATACTATCGAGGGTGTCATCAGCATCCACAAGGACACAGCTCGCAAATTGTCGAAGGGGCGTCCGCACTCCCGCCATGATCGGCGTTGGGATGTTGATTCGGTGCTTCGAGATTGCGTTGTAGTATCGTTTGACATAATCGAGTCGAGTCTCAGATGGATATTTTTGGAAGAGAGTCGCTGCGATCATGATGTACATCTGTTGTGGTGTTTCATACACCTCACCAGACGAGCGATCTTGTACGAGATATTTATCTACTACCTGTCGCAAACCAGCATATGTAAACAAATAGTCACGGTCATGATCGATAAAGGATTCGATCTGGTCCCACTCCTCCTCACTGTATGCTTTGAGAATGCTCTCATCATACACACCACGCTCGATACAATCCCAAACGTGCTCCTGAATGTGAGGACGTAGGTCTGGGTGACCATTATACACCTGCTTACGAAGACCAAACAGCAGCAGACGTGCTGCTACAAACTGATAGTTTGGTGCTTCCAATGTAATCAGATCATTGGCGGAGCGAATAAGAATCTCTTGAATGTCACTGGTCTTGATACCATCAAAGACTTGAAGGTTGGCATTCATTTCTACTGCCGACTCAGACACACCTGCGAGACCTCTGCAAGCGTGATCTACCATGTCATGAATTTTACTGAGGTGAAACTCCTCCACCTGTCCGTTGCGCTTGACAACCGAAATGTCGCTCATACCTTTTTCCAATCTGTAAGTTTAATTTTTGCTTCTAATCCTGAGAAGGTGTTGCTTTTTATTATAGCAGAAGGGTCAAGTCCTGCCAACACCATGTCATTGATGTCCTTCTCTTTTATTTGTTTTGGCCAGATAACCACTTGCTCCTGGCTTCCGATGGCAGCGTCAATCCGCTGCACGATCTGTCTATTGCGGGGCTCGTTGTCGAATACCCAGACCCTATCCTTATAAGGAATAGTGCGGTGGTCAACATCGCTACCACACATAGCAATAGCTTGTCTAATGAAAGTACTGTCGAAGGGTCCTTCTGTGACATAAACAGTTTCCTCTGGGTTTACATGATCTTGTCCAAATAGTTTGAGTCTGTCCTCAAACATTACTGTGATGTATCGTAGCGTGCTTGTTGCTGCCAGAGATCTACCCTGAATGCCAAACCACACACCGTCGTCACCAATGAGAGGGATAATAATTCTAGGTCTATCATTCTGAAGGTTATCAAATGTAGGACGTTGAGTGTTGACCCACCTCTTAAACTTATCGGTGTAGTAGAATCTACCCAGTTGATCTGCTGGGATCTTTCTATCAAGAAGATATTTCTTGGCGGGGTGCTCTATATTTAGCTCTGAGATAGGTGTCAGATCTGATACCTTCTTAGCAAATTTAGGTTTTGCTGACTTGTATTCAGGGTCAGGTGTATACCTTCCTTTGCCTGTCATCCCCTGCTTATATTTCTCCATGACATACTGGTCATGTAGATCAACTGCTTGATCCTTTAGAAAATTTCCCAGCGACCTACCTATGCCACAGTTGTGACACTTGTAAATGTATTCCGTCTTCTTCAGAAAAAAATACCCCCGTGCCTTATTCTTATGCTTCTGTGAATCACCACAGTAAGGGCAGCGGAAGTTATAGAGTCCTGATTTGACGTGTTTGTATTTGTCTAGCCTAGTGCTGAGAAGTCGGATGTATTTGTCATCGACGTAATCCATGCAGGAGAATCCACTGCAGGTATCCTACCAGTTTTTTCTGGGTCGGTCAACCCCTTTAAGATTGCCTGTCCTGGTGCAGACACGAGGAAAGATACAACAGTAAGAGCACCAAAAATAGACCACATTTTCTTTTCCATCTGTCTAAGACGCTCGTCGATGAGTCTGATGTCACGCTCGCACCCCTTTTTTATTTGATCTGTATCGCGATTGAGATCTGAATGCAACCTATCAATCTTTTCAAACAATACTTGATCGATCTGATCTTGCTTATCTAATTTTTCGTTATGGACTGCTAATAGTTGACCCATCTTTACAGAGTTTTCCTGTAGAGAGTCAACGACTCTTTCGAGTCTCTCGATAATAGCAGTGTTTATATCTGACATTACTCCGCCCTAAGTGCCTGTTGTCGTTTCTTCCAATAGAATTGGATAACATCATTAGGATACAGACGCTTGACATCTAACTTCTTAAAGTTTTCTGGGCGATAGATCTTGCGAAGCTCTATCTTCAGTTGTGCCTGAGATTTACTATACAATACATACTGCTCCGCTCCATCATATGAAATGAGGAATGGTAAGTATGATGTATCTTTCTGTGCTCCCTCAGTCTTCAACATTTCTGACTGAGAAATTGTGTAGCGACGACGCTTCCTAGGTTTCTTCTTCGACCCTCCAAGGAGGGGATCGAAACCTGCGTTAGGACCCGTGGCATCTGCTGCACCAGTCATGCCACCGTTACCAACACTCATTGTAGGTGCGTCTTCATTCATTACAGGTCTTCTAGTAATTCTTTTACGTCGTTATCTACATCAACAATATCAAGAGATCCTGCAGCAACCTGAGGATATCTATTCAAGTATAAGAGAAAGGTCTTGATGATGGACCAGTATTCTCTCTCTAGTTTGTACATGAGAAGCGGGATAGTCCCGTCACCAAACACATTAAACAAAATGATCAGATGATTTAGTATCAAATTGACACGGAGGACACCAGTCTTCAAATACCTCTTGAGTAATCTCTTAAGGTATTTGAATTTCTTCATGTCCTCCATAAAATCATCGACGGTAACCGACTGTGGGTTATCGTAATGCTGAATAGCAAACATCAAATAGTTTTTCTCATTAAGTAAATCAAAGTGCATTCCGAAAGGGGGTCAGTTATTACGAAACGAATGTCAGTGTTGCAGCATCAGAGACAACTTCTTCAGCACCTTTGCTGGTGTTGATCTTCACTCTATACTTATCACCTGTGTTATCAGCAGTTTGACCACTCAGCACAATAGATGCACTGGTTGCGCCAGAAACATTTGCATAGCGTGTGCTACCAGATGCTTTCTTCTGCCACTGATAAGTGATAGTACCAGATTGATCCACAGTTGCAGCAACAGTGAAGGTTGCAGCACCAGAGGAAGTGTTTTGGTCAGCAGGTTGTGTGCCAATCGTGATTGTCTCAAGCACATCTGCCACAATGGTGTCATCAGCATCGTCACCAGCAGCACCAGCGGTGGCATGGACGAATGCAATACACTCAGCCTTGTGACGGGTGTCACCGTTTGCAGTTTGGTAGGTCTCATAGAGCCACCAACCAGGACCAGTGATTCCTCTTGCTTTGTTAGCAGCGATTCCTTGCTCAGTGCTGTCAACAAATACGAGGTTAAGACCACGAGTGTCGCCGCCTTTAACTACGAATTCTGCAACAGCCTTAGGGGCAGTCCTGCGGACAGCACCAGAGAGAGCACTGTCGGTGCTACCTGCATATGCTTTGTGCAATTCGATTGCAGTTGTGCTTGTAACTTCTCTAACGATATAAGGGACGCTAGAGAGCTCAATGATGTCGCCAACGACGACTGTATCCGCAGCATTCTTAGTAACAGTGGCGTCACCATTGGTGACCGCTACGTTGTTTCCGAAAGTTGCGGCATCAATTTTTCCAAAAATTGCCATTGTACTCCGTGTATGAAGATTATTCCTATAAGTTATTTATAGCTATTCTTCTTTCTGAAACAGGAGTGATTCAACTACGTCAACTGCTTTGTCGTCCAGTTTGTTGTCCGTTGTAGCAGCCAGCGAACGTAAAACCTCAACCAGATACTTACGAACTTCGTCTCTCTGGATGAGTTTACCGATTGTCTTCTTTGCTAGGGGTAGAAGGAGTGCCCACATAGATCTTTCCTCAAAGGGGTCTGATCTATATATGCGATCACTTCCCGCCCATTCTCTTCCTGTCGAAATCGATCGTAGCCTGCATCATCTTCTGCTTCATTCTTTCTTTAGCAGCTTTCTTTGCAGCGTCATCTGCTACGTTGTTTTCCTTTGCAGGAGCACACGCTTCTTCTTTTTTGACAGCAACATCCTGACCAGGCTCATACCACTTGCCGTCGCCGTCAGAGTCTTGCCAACGCTTACCTGCCTTGGCAGCCTTGATGTGTTTGTCTTTCTTTTTGGCAGCTTCCTTGAGTGACTCAACGCTACTCTGGATTCTACTTCTTAAATGTTCGGACATAAGATCCTCTTTCTTTGGATTGATGGTGACATTTCCTTTTTTGGTTGTCTTTAGAGATGATTCTTTGTGACCAACGGGTTTCATTCCATCTCCCCCATCTTTTGCAACTCTGCTTCAGTAAACATGCCCGAAGCGGACAGTTTATTTATAAACTCTTCGTTGCTCTTTTTGAGATTTGCTTTACGGTATTGCAGTTCTGTCCTCTGACCAGAGGTCATACGACCTTGACCCTGAGGTTTCTTGCTGCCACCAGCGGGATTAGGACCAGTGTTTTTAACAGCACGAGAGGAGTATGCAGCACCACTGCGCTTGCTATCACCAGAAACCATCTTGCCGCCATCAGAGCGACTGTCCTGATACTCTTTCTCGGACTGACCGTGCTTACCCTTGTAAATCTCGTCAAGTTCTTCTTCTTTGACACAGTTAGGGACTTCTTTACCACCCTTTTTCTTTGTGCCCTTTGCTTTGTATCCGTCCCAGCACTTGCTTGCACCCACGTTAGCGCGAGCCTGCTTGAGACCTTCAAGCATTTGTTGATGGAGATCGTCGATGTCGATGCCAACCACTTCTTCTTTCTTGGTGACACC